TAAGAAATCAAATTTAGGGAGAGATTCCATAGCCTCTTTTAGTCCTAGTCCCATCGAAACGAAAAAGTCACTTACTCCTTCTATAAAATTACTTAAAAAAGTGGTTAATTGAGTAATTCTTTTAATAAGTGCTGTAATGGCATCTAATATTTTGGGTAAAGAATTTACAAACCATCCTATCAAAACTATACCAAAAAAGTCTAGTATTCTTCCCAAAAATCCTTTTGTGCTTCTTTGAACTATATTACCTTGTTTTTTTTCTACACCTCTTATAGAAGTTGATTCTAATTCATCTTCCCTTTGTTTTCTCCTTACATTTTCTCTTCTCTTATTAAAATACTCATCATCTTTTCTTATTAATCTAGATGTAAAAATATTTGTCTTTCTTGTCTGATCTATAATTCCACTCGCAAGTGAACTTGTTCTTCCCAATCCTTTTGAAAAATTGGATACAGAATCACGTATAGAATTTATACTATTAGAGGAACTAATTAATGAATTTCTTTGTTTTTGTATTGACATTATACTGCACTAACATTAAATATTGATTCTGCGACTACCACATAATTATTTGCATAATCTAATGTTGGAAATTTAGGCACTTTACCTGCACCAACTTTACTTGGACCTGAAATTGCAGTTTGAGGTGTGCTATTTCCCTGTAATGGTAAGTTTATTACTTCTACATCTTCTTTCAAAGATAATTTCTCTTCAAATCCGTCATCTCTTCTCTTAAATGGCACCACCTCCGCACCAGTCAACGCAGTATCAACAGTTGTTGGTGTAATTACAACATCCTCATTAGTATCATTACTCATACCAGAAACATTATTATTTTGTAAAGAAGGATCGTCAACAATTGTCCCATCATTTAATCTCATTTTTCCTTCTGGCACTGCACCCGTTGCCGTATCTGCTATCCCTCCAACAAGATTTCCAGCTCCCTCATCTACACCAAATAAACTCACACCAATACCACCAAGTATAGCACCTATTAGTGCACCTGGCGGTCCTCCTATAGCACCTCCAATCACTCCACCAGCTTTCATTCCAGCACCAAATGATAAGTATTTGGTTATTCCTCTTGTAGATGCACCTATGAATGCTTGAAAATTATTATTTCCTCTCTTTTTATAGTCACCAAATTCAAATAAACCCTCTGCAACATATACTAATTTAGTAAAAGTATTTAATAGTTTTCCACCAAAATTTAATGTTTTTGATGTAGTTGTTGCGATTTTACTCTTGCCTAATCTAGTTGCAGCGTTGGCATCAGCAGCTGCTGCCATTTCCTGTGTTACAATAGGTCTTCCGAAAATTCTTCTACCAATATTTTGAATTTGTCTAACTTTGTTTGGAAAGAACGCTGTTGTAGTAGTAACAGCACCAGTTCCTACTGCTGCGTCTGATAATATTTTAGCATCTCTACCTGATTGAGTTGCTGCATTTGCTGCATTTGCACCTTCTTGAGCTCCTTTCTGAAATAGACCGACTATTCCAAGTCGTAACATATTTTTGAATTTAAGCAGATTCATTCCAATAAATGCAAATAATAATGCAAAAGGTTTCTTTATAAAACCAGTCGTTATTACTGATAATAAAGTTTTTTTGAAGAGTGCTGTCAACAGTAACAACTTACTGAATGCAACAGTTACACCCACCATTATTCCACCCAATATTAACAGATTAGCAATCAACTTATTTCTAAATTCTTTCATCTCTTCAACAGTACCCTCAGATCTTAATCTCAAAAATGTCAATGTTGTATTAATTAACCAACCACCCGCTATGAATAAGAAAGCATCCGTTAATCTTCCTAATATACCTTTAGCTACCTGAGATACTCTCCTTACTGGGGTAAGTAAAGCAAACTGAACTCTTTTTTCTAAATCTGATTCTTTTCCTTCTCTTAATCCCTGCTCTGCTAATATCGCCTCTCTTCTTTCTTTTGCTGCTTGTCTTTGTCTTTCTAATGTATCACTTAATTGTAAGTTATTTTTTATTGCATCTAACGAATTATTAATACTTGAAACTTGTTGTGTAATTCCTGAGAGTTGTCCTGAAACAGTTTCTAAAGTTAAAGAATTTTTAGATATCAAATTCTGTGAGATTGTATCACCTTGAACTTGTTGTGGAACAGCACGACCAGTAAAGATACTAGAAGATACACTTCTTCTAATACCTCTTAATCCACCTGCGATTGGTGACGCTAGACCTTGTTCCTCATCCATTATTTTGTTGTGCTTTTAAGTTTTCTTCCTCAACATACTGTTGTAAAAGAGAGACATATATTTCCCTTTCCCAAGGTATCATATTCTCAAGTTCAGTTAAACTATATTTATGGTGCTGCATCAAAGCAAAATTTAATTTATAGTATGACACTAAATCTTCGTGTGCCATACTTATCCGAAAAAATTCTGCAGCCCCTCTATTTTAACTTCATTCTCTTTTTTTGTATTTGGATTTGTAACAGTCACAGTATGAGATAATTTAGGCATGGTTTCAAAAAATGTTTCAACTTTTTTGAATTGACTAGTATTCAATGACTCGATAAAAGTTGTCAACTCCTTCTTAGTGCACTCCTCTGAAGCCCAAGACTCTTCCTCTGAATAAACTTGATCTATACAAGATGCGATTAAATCGAAGGTATCATCTACATTCATCTCCTGCATTGCACTAAAATTATTTTTAATAAATTCATTCAGTGAAGGATATTTCATCCTCAGAGTATAAACATCATCTAAAGATATGTCAGTTGAATGGTTTTCATCCTTTTGTACTTTAATGCTGTCAACATTAATTGATGCTGGCACTTGTGTTTTACCATCATCAGGACAAGTAACCATCACTTCAATTTGCTCTCCAACAGATTTTCCACGGATATTTAGAAAAAGATATTCTATGTCAAAAGTTGCTAATTTTTCAACTTTTATTCCTTTAGATAATATACAATGAGAAATTACATCTTTAACTGCTCTTGCAATTTGTTTAGTATCTTGAGATTCCATTGCTAAAATAAGAATCTTTTCCTCCTTGACTAAAAACGGTCTATATTTAATTTTCCTGTTTGATGAAGGAAGAGTTAACTCATAAGTTGGAGTTGATATGGTTGGTAATGGCATAATAATTACTACACTTCATAAAATTATTTATAGGGGTTTTTAGAACCTATCTTGTATAAGGTGGTGAGAAAGGTACTTGAGGTGCATCTCTTGATGTATCAGTTCCTGTTGTTGTCCTTGGTCCATATTGATATATTGTATCACGATTTAATAATGAAACTCCATCCATAACTTCATTTAAAGATGCTGTACTATTGTAATTTATTGTACCATTTCCTGTTCTTCTGCCTCTATTATTAAGATCAATACCCAATGCTCTTGCAAGTGAATTAGATTCGCCACAAACATATCTATCGAAACTAAATGATGCTGTTGCCTTTAATATAGTTGAATTCTGATAAGAAACTCTCGTTGAATTTAGAGCGATGGGAAATAATCCGATAAAACGATATTCTAAAAATTGAAAGTGATCTGCTTCAAACTTTACGATTCTCGTATCATTTGACTTATATTCATCTGGATATGCTATTTTAAAATGATATGAATCTCTTGAAGGGTCAGCATTAGACTGTCCAGAGATATATTCCATCCAATGTTCTAAAAATTTTAATGATTTGTATTCTAAGTCAACATAGAAATCAAAACTGATTTGAGTAAACTGTCTTGTGTGTGCGAATTTTTCTACTAATCCCTGATAATCTCCTGCAATATTTGAAGATGCCATATTACTACCTGGCAACACTGCGTCACTGCATAATAGTCCTATGTTATCAGAAATAAAACGATCATTTATTCCTTTTTTCCTCATATGTGTCCTTAATGGACTATTTGGTAAAACAAATTTTACAAGAAACTTTGATGTCTGAGCTACTCTTTGTAACTTAGGCAATATATCTGATATTCCTCTTGGTCTTGGTGCTGGCACTCTAAATACTTTTATAATATAGTTATTTAGATGGCTTATAGGGGAAAATACTATCCATCCTTTCCTAGAAAGTACAAAGGTGATCCAACCAATATCATTTACAGATCACTCTGGGAAAGAAAGTTTATGGTGTATTGTGATAAAAATGCAAAGATATTAGAGTGGGGAAGTGAAGAGATTGCTCTTCCATATATCTCACCCCATGATAGTCGAGTGCATCGTTATTTTCCAGATTTTTATATCAAAGTTCAAGAGAACACAGGTAAAATAAAGAGATATCTAATTGAAGTTAAACCATTGAAACAAACAACAAAACCAAAGAAACCAAAAAGACAAACCAAAGGTTATATTCGTGAAGCATTTGAATATGCAAGAAATCAAGCAAAATGGAAAGCAGCAAGAGAATATTGTGCTGACAGGATGTGGGAATTTAAAGTAATCACAGAAAAAGAGTTAGACATATGAGTCGTATAGATCCTATAATGAAAAATCTTATCGGTACGGAAAGTCCCGATGATTTAGCAACAGAAATATTAAATGTGTTAACTGAAGGAAGTAATGTGCCTGAAGCAGGTAATTACTATGTTTTTGTATATCGTGCTAAAACACCTGGCATTGCATATGATTCACATCCACTTGTTGCAGTGACTGATGTATTTCAATGGGGATTCAAAGGATTGAATTATCATTGGGGTGAAATGAGGCAATATACCTTTCCAGAAGTGGTCGGTGGTCTGTATAAAGTCGATGAAATGGAATTAAGAGATTTAAGAACTCTACCTTTTGTCAAAATCATACTAAATAGTTAAAAATTAGGTCGATATGAACGCAGGTAACGCAAGCGGGTATAGTAAAGAACAGATACAAGGAATGATGGGTGTCTCACCAAGCGGTAGTAAACCACCATACCCCACAATTAGACAAAATTTTCTTAATGGTGAAGATAGATATTTGTCATACCCTGTAGCTAGAACAAATCAAGAAGTAACTGGAGATACACTTAGAATAAAATGTATAGAATATGTAGCATCAAAGGGTGAGGATTTTAAGGTAGAGGTAAAAAATTTTTACGGAGTAAAAAGAGATAAAGTTACAGGAGAGGTAATTGATAGTAAATATATTCCTAATAGGGATGAAAGACTTGCTAATAAATTTGATGATGTAATATTAAAACCAACATTTACCAACGCTGATACCAGAATAAGAAATGCAAATAAACAAAAAAAACTTACAAAATTTAATATCGAATTACCAATGCCTCAAGAGTTACAAGACTCTCAATCTGTAACTTGGGGTGATGATAAAATAAATGCATTAGAACTTGCAGGTGCGTCAATCGCAGGTGATTTAATAGAAAAAGGAGGAGTAGGTGCGATAAATGATGGAAGAAAAGCGATTCAAATTTTACAAGCTGGTGTTCAGATACCTAATGTAACTACTGAAACACAAAACGCTATTAGAGCGGGTCTTGCTGGTGCAGCTATTAATGCTCTAGGAGGAAACGTTACACCTCAAAGTTTAATCGCAAGAACAACAGGTCAGATTTTAAATAATAATTTAGAATTATTATTTCAAGGAGTAAATTTAAGAACTTTTCCATATAGTATTACATTTACCCCTAGAACACCAAAAGAATCAGATGTTGTAAAAAAAATAATAAGAGCACTAAAAATGAGTATGTCAGCAAAAGCAGGGGAATTTAATCAAAATGCTCAAGGACTTTTCGTAAAATCACCTGATTTATTTCAACTTCAATACCTGAGAGATGGAAAAGACCATCCATTTTTGAATAATTTTAAATTATGTGCTCTGACAGGTATGAATATAAATTATACAAACGCTGGCACTTATGCTTCATATAGCGATGGTACTCCAGTAAATATAAGAATGGATGTTACTTTTAAAGAGATAAATCCTATTTACGCAGAGGATTATTTACCAGGAAATGGATCAGGAAATGGAGTTGGATTCTAATGGGATACTTTAGAGAATTACCAAATATTGCATATCAATCACCTTTATTACATAAAAATTCATCAACTGATTATATTATAATTAAAAATATTTTTCGTCGCACAAAATTATTTGATTATTTAAAAGGTGCAGCAACTGTAATAAACAAATATTATATACGTGATGGAGAAAGACCCGATATAATCGCTGAGAGACTGTATGGTGATTCAAGTTTAGATTATATTGTTATTTTAGTGGCGAATATAATTAATATCAATCACGAATGGCCTTTAAGAGATCATCAAGTTTATGATTATGCTTTATCAAAATATGGTTCTGTAGAGAAAATGAATGAGATTAAATATTATGAGACTTTTGAAATCAGGGATGATAAAGATCGTCAGATACTGCCACCAAATTTAATTGTTGACGCTGATTTTAAAATTGATGGCACTATACATAAATTTCCAAGCACGAAATATACATTAAGGTCTCAATCGGGATATTATCAACTTGACGATAAAGATGAATTTACAGTATTAACTGATAAAATTGCTCGTGCTGTCACTAATTTAGAATATGAGTATTCCCTCAATAGAGATAAAAGTGAAATAGATGTATTAGATGTAAATTACTTACAGACATTCATAAATGATTTAAGAAACGTAGTCAAATATGATAAGAGTTCAAGTTATATTAGTTCTTCTCTTGTTGCCACTGAAAATACAAACGTTATTAGTTCATAAAAAAAAGGGGGTCGTTTGACCCCCTACATCACTTGTAATTATTCTTCTGCGAGTTTCGCAAAGTATGATAGTGCGTCATCCTCTTCTTCTGCAATAGCAGGAGTTGGTTTTGATACAGCAGCAGTTACTAACTCTTCTGCTTCTCCACGATCAATATCTTCTTCTTCAAACTGTGGTG